TAGCTCGGCGGCGCCTTCGATGACAGAGGCCGCTATGTGCTGACCCTCTTTATCGAGAACAAGAGCGATAAGGATTTGCGCTATGAGGCGGAGAAGATTTCCATCAACGACTACATGGTGGATACCTCTATGACCGGGGACTTAAGGCCCGGAGAGAGCGGCTTTGCGGAACTCCGCTGGAGTAAGCGCAGACTCGAAGAGAGCCAGATTACCGAGGTCAAAGAGATCGAGTTTACACTTCGCGTGATAGACCAAGAACATCCGATTGACGCGCCGCTCTTCCGGGAGGTCTTGACGGTGACCCCGTAAGAGGATGGGATAAAGGAAAGTAAGGAAAAGGAAGAGGCAGCCCGAGGGCGGCCTCTTTTTTTAGACCGTTTGTTCGATGCGTATTGAGGCCTCGAGGAAATTATGTTAAAGTTTAAATTTACATGCAGTGATTATTTGAGCGAGTAGAACAGCGCTGCGGAGGTTTTATGGATAAAACAATGTGCGAATTATTTGCCGGAGTCGGAGGCTTTCGACTTGGTTTGGAGCGGTTAGAGTCGGGGTGGAAGACGGTGTGGTTTTCCCAGTGGGAGCCCGGAGCAAGAACACAGTGGGCACATGATTGCTATGTAAAGCATTTCGGTGACTGCGAGGATAAGAACGGTGAATACCATACGGGAGATGACATTGCCGTAGTTCAAAAAGAAGCGATTCCGGAACATACATTGTTGGTGGGAGGATTTCCGTGTCAAGCTTTCAGCATTGCAGGACATCGAAGAGGATTCGAAGATACTAGAGGAACTCTCTTCTTTGAAATCGCAAGGTTCGCCGCTATTCTCAAACCTAAGTATCTATTCCTTGAAAACGTCAAAGGACTCCTTAACCACGACAAGGGAGATACCTTTGAGACAATCCTCTCAGCGTTGGATGAACTCGGGTATGATGTGGAATGGCAAGTGCTTAACAGTAAAGATTTCGGAGTACCACAAAATCGGGAACGTGTGTTCATTATCGGACATCTTAGAGGACAACGTGGACGAAAGATTTTTCCTCTCAGCGGAGAAAGTCAGTCGATTAGTAATCAATCAGTCGTGAAAATTGGGAATGTGAACCCGTCTGGAAACGGCATTAATGGAGAAGTCTATCAAGCTGAAGGTCTAGCTCCTACGCTTACAACGAATAAGGGAGAAGGACAGAAGATAGCAGTAAAAAGTAATACCATAAAACGATTTGGGGTATTGCAACCTAACTTTAATCAATGTGGGGTTGTTTACGAAACAGATGGACTATCGCCAACCATCAGATCATACCAAGGTGGGGGCCTTGAACCCAAAATAATTCAGCGCAGTCATGGTTATAACAATGGCGGAGAGCATTGCATTGCACCAACTCTTACAAGTAATAGCTATCACGAAAATAACTTTTTAAAACTAAAAATCCGTGAAGCAACTAAGCAAGGATACGCTGAAGCGAGCGCGGGGGATAGTGTTAATTTGTCGCACCCCAACTCCAAAACACGAAGAGGGCGAGTTGGCGAGGGCATAGCTAACACGCTAGTAACTGGTGATAACCAAGGTGTGGTTACCTCTAACTTCCGTATTCGCAAGCTAACCCCTAGGGAATGTTGGAGATTGCAAGGTTTCCCCGACTGGGCATTTGACAAGGCGCAAGAGGTCAATAGCAACAGTCAGCTATACAAGCAAGCTGGCAATAGCGTGACCGTCAATGTAATTAAAGAAATAGCGAGGTATTTATGAAACATAAAGATCTAACGATAGCGACAATTCTACTACTGGTCTCACTAGCGATTAATGTGACTACTGTTCTACGAGTGGTTAACAGACCTATCGAGACCGTGGTAATCCACAAGGCTGACAATGCCGTGGAATTACATGGCAAGGTTACTGGGAAATCTATGGTAGGCAAGCTCTACACGCTCGATTGTGGGGCTTACGGCAAGTTCCTTGTCAGCAAGGAGCAGTATGACAGTGTGCAGGTTGGGGATGATATTCCCAGCTATTTAAGGGGTAGAGGCTCATGAGCGTGAGATACAAATATTCCGGTCTGACACCAGAATTATATCAACGGTTAGTCAGTGAACATGCGGAACTTAGAAAAACACACAAAAAAGGCTCTTATAAGCAGTTTTTTCAAGAGGTTAGAGGATGCAGTGAAGTACAAGCTCGCATTATTTATCAAACCTTTAACAGCGCAGTGGTGGAACGTGCGAGGATATCACCAGCAACTGTTGACAGGTTAGAAGGCATTATCTCCGATGAACTATTCGACGACCTCCAAGATTATCTGTCTACTAATTACACAAGAGGCAAAACCACGCACTCAGTGTTGAATAAAACCAACGCAGGACTGCCGGAGGAATTGTTCAAACGATTTCAAGAGGAAGTGGAAGAACTACGCAAGAAACACCCTAATAACTTAAATAACTATATTAGAGAGGTTAAAGGGTGCGACCATAAAAATGCTAACAGAACCCAAAACGCCCTCAATCTGTGCTATGCGGAAAAAGCTGCACTAACGCCTTTGAAGGCAATCCAAATGGAAGGGTTACTTTCGAGAGAGTTGTTCAGCGGAATCATTGATTACGTCTTCAATAACTACGAGTGGAGCGAGAGATTAGATGATGAAGTCGACCGCATAACCCTAGAATATAGAACTAAAGGCAGGGTAGGCCGTGAGAAGACCACGGTTAAAAAAGCCTTATATACAGCCTATGCACTAGGCGTGTAGCTAGAACGGTTTACGAGGGTTCGACTCCCTTGCTAGCTATTACCAGTCAAATAAATAATTAGAATCGAGGAGCCTTTTGATTTTTTCATTCAAATCGCTGAAGCGTGGACTGGTCGTGGATGCACCAAAATCCAGTAAATAAACAATTAGAAACGAGGAACCTTTTTTATTTTATTCACAAATCTAAAGCGTTTTACTGGTGGCGTGATTATTCAAGGCTTTATGCCTGCAATGCGAAACTGAAATCTCCATGATTCATCCGACTTAATTCTTGTATTATTTCAAAAACGAAAGGGGAATATCCCCGATAATGATTTCTATATCGCAGACTGGAATGGTTGTATAAGGGGTTCGATTCCTCTTGCCAGTCATTGTCTGTCAAACACTAACTTTTAGTGGTTTGAACACTTTTTCAACACCGGACAAGCTGACAGACCTTGTCCAAACAAAACCCAGCAAATTTAAGAAAAAAGGATGTGAAACACCCTCTTTCTTATTGATATCGCATTACAAAATAAAAGCCAAAGACCTTGCTGGTGTCGACGGCTAGAAATGAGGTGATAAAAGGCTTGAGAAACACCCCAAGAATAAATACGTATTCTATCTTTTCAATAAAATCTCTTAACGTTTCTTGGGCCAAAATAAAAAAGACCGACACAATGGCCGGCACTCTTTGAAAATCAACACTACTATTATACCAGAGAGGGCAGAACAATGCTATTGCCGGAAATTGATGAAAAAGCAACAATCAAACGTTGCAAGCGCAAACTTCGAGAATATCCACGCTGGCGAGAGATTGCACACGATAGCGCTGAACAAAAGATTACACAAGAGTTTACCTTCATGCCAAGAGGCGGTAGTGGAGTAAGTAGACCGGTGGAGAATATCGCAGTTAGGCGTGTCGACGCAATGAACGAGTTAGAAGCCATAGAGCAAGCAGTTAGCGGGCTATACCGTCCAGATTATCGCAGAATCTTGATAGAGAAATATCTAGCTTATCCACCTAAACCAAACTGGCAAATTGCCCAAGCAATCGGCTTCGAGAGAACGGCGTTTCAAGAGTTGCTAAATAATGCTATCCTAGCATTTGCAGAGTTGTATAGAAATGGTCAATTAGTCGTGGAACGCTGATATTTCGGTATTTTGACGGTTTAAGCACGGTATCTTACAAGCGTTCAAAGTGGTATTATTATATTATCGAAGAAAAACGGAGACAACTCATTTTGTGGGTTGTCTTTTTTGATTATGCAACGAAGGAGGTGGACATATTGGGCTAAATCAACGACAA